CTTGGCTGGCTCACAGGGCTTGGCTGGCTCACAAGGAGTAGTAGGAACATTTAATTCTGGAACGGTTAGTGATTTAATTTGGACCATTAATATTGGCGGAACATTATATAATATATCAGTAGTATTATCAGACGCAGTTGCGCCGCCAACAGATTTAATTTACACTGCGTATACCGGTACAAGTGTTACATTATCATGGACACCGCCAGCATATTGGGGTAATAATATACCCCCCTCATCAACGCCATATATAGTTACATATGGGCCATCGGGAGGCAGCACTAATACAATTTCCCCAATCGGGACTAATACGAACATCACAATTAGTGGACTTAATGTATACACATCTTATATATTTTATGTAACTGCATATAATAATGCACAAATATCGTCTGCTTCATCAAATTCAATAACAGTGATCCCTACTCCTGTACCAGCGCCAACTGGGATCTCATGCCAAGCGTATAGTAGTACATCAATCGAAATATCGTGGTTCGCACCAACATCATATGGAAATGGTAGTAGTATAAGCATATATACAATTATCGGTACACCAGGAAGTGGAGGGACACCTATTACAGAAACCTCTTCAAGTAGTCCACTTACATTCACCGGATTTTCTGAAGTGGAATATACTTATACTGTAACTGCAACTAACGATCAAGGATATGCATCCGAACCAAGTGGGGGGCTTGTAGTAACTCCCGCTCTTCCTAGCGTACCCACAGCATTTCAGTTTAATGGCGACAACTACGATATAGAACCTAGCTCAGTGGGGCTCTCTACCTACGTTACTTTCACATGGACAGTACCAACCGACGTTGGAATACCAATTACAGGATATAATTTAGTCTATAATGACACTACTACTTTTGTTTCGGGTCCGGCAACGAACAACTGTAGTTTATACTTGATAAATGACACAGCGACTGTTACAATATACACAACTTACGGTTCATCAAATATTAATTCCACTACTACTGGCGCGATTGTTCAGTTGCAATGGCTAAGTGCATCGGGTGGGCTCGCGGGTATGTAACCAGCTACATCTTATTTCCCAAATACCCTCCACCACTCTCACTCTCAACCACTACAGTCTTAACCCGTTTATTCGGTACACGATGACTATATCCTTCATTCCGTTCTGTTAAAATAGTTGTCCAAATAGTCGATAAAGTCTCCAAATTATCATGAAACCATCGTTTATTTCTTAGAACAAGAACACAACTAACTTCATCTAATTTCCAATAAATATTCCGAATCCATGTCATTGTCGTCGAATATTTCTCCATCATTTCGTTTTCCCATACATTATCGAAATGAAATTGAGACATACATAATGGTTTATATATATAAATGGGGTTCCCGTCATCCGTCGAGAAATACATAATAATTCCTTTTATATCACTATTATCTGTATCCTTATCCTTATCCAAATAATATTCACTAGACGACGGATATTCAACAAATCGCGTTTCCAGAAAATCACATTCATCAAGATCGCAGGTTTCCATTTGCAATTGCATTTGGATCCAATACTCTTTTTTCGGAATTCCGTCAATATCACGATTGACGATATTTTTAATTTCCAACATTCGGCCATATCGAGGAAGGTCGGGATTACTCATAATTCCATCGGGACTTGCACCTAAATAAGAATATTTTGGATGCTGAATACATCCAAAATCAGATACCTTTGTTTGATACATATATTCATAATACATGACAGATACAGGTTCAAATTTCTGTCCCCAATGCATTGCCGTATCCACATTTACCGGTTTATTGGATGCAGGTGCCAATGGAATCGGTAAACATTTTTCATAAATAAGTTGATTTTGAACACTTTGACTTTCAAATGCTTTATATGCATTACTCGCCGTAATTAAATTGTGGCGAAATTGATACCATTCATTTGTCCGTTGTGCTGGTTGTACCGTATTTTGTAACACGGTGATTTGATTGGTGATATTAATTAGTTGTTGTTCTGATTTATGTATGGGAAATGTATACGAGTATGATCTTGGCGGCAAATCAATCATTTCAATCGCACAATCTATCAACATATCCATATCTTCTTCTTCTCCACCATCCTCTTCTTTTCCGATACAATTAATACCAAAACAAAACAATTCTTTTATATTTTCATGTACCCTATCATAAAAATCAGGTTCAGAGATAAGTTCTGGAGAATATATTAATAATTCGTCGATTAAATGAATACACGTTTCTATAAAATTGACATCATTATCACTGTCATTATCATTATCGCCATTGTCCATTTGTTATAATTATAATTGATATAAATATATAATATAAATTATTTTTATATCAATTTTTATTGTATTGCATTATCGTATTGCATTATCGTATTGCATTATCGTATTGCATTATCGTATTATTGTATTATATTGTTGCACCAATATCAATAATCGGCAGCTTATGCGTATTTTTAATGGTACTATTGCTACTACTGACACCCTTTGTCTTTTTTGGAGGAAGACTTTTTAAGGTGGATACACGTTTTTCCAGATTTTTCAAGGTGAAATGCTTATTCGATTTTATATAGGATAATGCAGGAATATCTTTAATTTCACCCGTTTCTTTATCATATTCGACATCTTTAACACGATGTAATTTTTTCCGGTCAAGACATTCTTTTAAAAATTTAATTAACAATTGTTCTTCTTCCAAATCAAATTCTTTAGATTTTGAATAGGTGGTTGCATAGGATAATAATTTTTTGGTTTTTATAGTATTATCCAATTTACTCCAGGTTTCATGTTGACCGAGTAATTTATTATCTTCCAAAAACTTTTCCAAATTCGTTAAATCTGATTCTGATTTGGTTTCTTTTAATGGTACTCCACCAAGTAACATGGTTTTATATTTAATATTTTTCAATTCAACACATACTTCTTCTTTTGCTACTACTACTATAGGATTTGTTTGATCGATATTGTCCATGATTTATCTTTATATTTGTATTATATACATATTATATAAGTATAAGTTTAACTCATTTTTGTTATATATATTATTATACTATACTAGTAATTATGGACAATGATGTAAAAGTATTACAGATTGTAGGGACGGGAAATAGATACCAGATCACCAAATTAAAAAAAGAACCAAAAATAATTAAAAAACGAAAAGAATTTGAAAAATGGGAAAATATCCCCGCTGAATATTTTGAGTGTAGTATACATCCAACATTAATCAATGAAATATATCATTATTTATTACTACAGAAACAACAAAAGCAAGAGCAACAACCTCATCATTACGAATTAATTAAATGTCAACTTGATCATAAATTATCGGGATATAGGCAACAAGATACGGGTAAAAAACGATATAATGATTCAACCTTTATAAATTTCACAGAGGTTATCACAAAAATGCATACATGCAAATTAAATTGTCATTATTGTAATCAATCTACTCTTTTATTATATGAAAATGTGAGAGAAAAAAAACAATGGACATTAGACAGAATAGATAATGATATGGGACACAATGAAAATAATGTGGTAATTGCATGTTTAGAATGTAATTTACGTCGACGGCGAACTAATACGTCGGCCTTTTTATTTACCAAACAATTAACAATTATAAGATTGTAACCGTATTGTAACAGTAAATTCGTACCGGTAAATTCGTAAAATAAGTAAATGAATTATGACAACTAATAATAATGTCGCAACCACAAAAAAAATGGACATGGAGTAATGGTGATATATGTGAAAGAAGTCCTCGGCGAAAATTACAAGAACGGCAACAACAACAGCAGCAACAACAGCAACAAGATAATTATAGACCGTTGGAACAATCAGAACACGCGCACAGTCAAGCATTATTATCCGAAAATGATATTTGGTCAATCGACGAACCGGTACATATAAATAAACGAGAGGATACGTATAACCGAATATCGGAACGAGAAATGATTTGTCAAACGGGCCAAAATCCGTTCATGTCTGAAAATAATTATTTGAAAGATTTAATGGTACATGATAGTTTCATGAAACCACAGAATACGACAGATGGACGCGAAAAAAAGACAGACATCTAGATTATACTGTGGCTTGCGCAGTGGCTTGTACTGTGGCTTGTACTGTGGCTTGTACTGTGGCTTGTACTGTGGCTTGTACCGCGGCTTGCACTTGCGCAGTGACTTGTTCCGTGGCTTGCCTATCATTCAAATCCAGTAAAAATTTCTCGGCCGCGTCACTCCCATCATCCAACAATTCTTTACGCGTTTCAATAGACGTTAGCGCGGATTTGATATAAGAAATACTTACATGATCCGTTTTATATTTGATTTCGTGTGGGATACTAATCTGTTTGCATTCAGTATCCACATTATAAATTAATTTATTGATGAAATTAACAATATAATCAAGAATAGTTGAAGTACCATCCACAACATTATATTTTATATCCGTTACATATTCATTCCTAAACCCCAGAATTTCATTTACATCACATCCAGGAATATTCAAACAATAATTCAACGGGTAGTTGCATACGACTCCGCCATCAACAAAACATTTATCGTTATCAATACATACAGGTGTCACAATTATAGGCAATGCGCATGTCATATGTATAGCAGTTAATAAAAGCAAATCTGGGTGGGTAAGATAAGAAATATCTTCAACAATAAAACTATTTATTTCAAGTGAATAAAAATGCAATTCTATTTTAGTATATTCATAAAATCCAGCCATGGTCATTTCATTTACATTAAGATCACGAGAAACAAAAAACGGTTTGAAAAATATTTCAAATACGGCGACATCATACAACCCTTTTTTAGAAAATGCTTCAAATACTTGATTGACACCGAATTGATATGTAGTATGCCACGGCCGTTTTATAATATAATCGGAAATAACCGACAATTCAAATTTCATGGCTAATAATACAGCCAATAATGCCCCCGCTGAAGTTCCGTAGATTTTCTCAATATTATCAATGTTCCAAAATTCCAATGCATTTAGTTTTTGAAGTGCGCCCAATGCTTTTATACTATTTGGACCTCCCCCCGAAATAACTAAATATTTAATTGTCATGATTATTTTGTTTTGTTTTGTTTTGTTTTATTTATGGTGAAATTTTTAATTTGTTTTATTGTTATTGTATTGTTATTGTATTATTGTTATTGTAATATAATAACAATAAAATAATGTATCCGTCTAGTTATCCGACCACATCGCCCACTGACTCAGACGAATATATATTATCTACAGGATCAATAGTAGGAATAATTTTGATAGGATCATGTTGTATATTATCGGTTGCATATCGTATGTATTATGATTTTTCACATCCAGATAAGAATCCAAATAAAATCTCATTATTTATGGAAAATCCTGAAAATGTCAAAGATACAATAGACGAATTGATAAGTATAGCAATAGATCAAATCGATAATAAAATAATGGTGTAAAACCAAATATTATTTTCTATTATGGGTATAAGAAAAAGAAAATGGCAAATATATTCACATTAGAAAACGTGACAGATTTTTCAGAAAAACTTAATATCGACGATTTATACGAAAAAAAGAAACAATACGATTTAAATAAATTGGTACTCTACAATAAAATATTAAATCGTATTCATGTCCGTATTAAAACAACCGCACGACAAAAAATAGATGAACAATTCTGTTGGTTTTTAGTACCGGAAGTAATGATCGGTGTCCCAAAATACGATAATGGATTATGTATTGCTTATTTATTGGATAAAATAAAAGAAAATGGATTTAATGTGCGATATATTCATCCAAATACATTATTTATTTCATGGCAACATTGGGTTCCAACCTATGTCCGCACAGAATTGAAAAAGAAAACGGGAATTGTTGTGGATGAATATGGAAATCGCATGGAAGATGAAAATGAAAAACACGATAGTTTAGAAAATAATATGTTCAAACTCAATACAGATAATAATACTAAAGCAATATCAACAAAAACGGCAACATCGACTAAAAAATTCAACTCCATTTCATCGTACAAACCCCAGGGTAATTTAGTTTACAATGACGAATTATTAAGTAAATTGGAAAACAAATTCATTTAGAACGATACAATTATTATCGAAGTATAATATAATCAATAATTAATATAAACAATCATAAATGCCCAATCATAAAAAGACACAACAACACCAACACAGGCGGCAACATAATCGAAACAATAAAACCCAAAAATTATCAACCAAAGGATTAAATGATTTCTCGTTGAAACATTTCAAACCGTTCACCGGGGTTACTTGCAGTAAAACCCCATATCAAAGTTTTGAAACGGATTTTCAAAAACTCCACCCCGAATTGTTGACAAAAAATAAACATGTCATTGAACGCGACCTAATTAAGTTATTGCATAAGAAATATGTCCCATCTCCAATTAGCCCAAGTAACGATTTTTACACGTATATAAATTATATGTGGTTGCGCGATAAAACATTGGCAAATATCAAATCAAAAAATAAATCCACGTATTACGTGGAAGTAGATAATTTCCGAATTATGCAGGATAAAGTATATCATCAGGTTATGGAATTAGTTAAAACATATATTAAAGATAATAATACACGCCAATCTAAACAATTGGACAATGTCTACAAATCGTTTTTATCCCTTAACCCAGTTGCAGCAAGAAAACATATTTCAGAAACGCGTATTATGGTCGACAATTATCGACAAAATGGCGAATTGCTCCATTTTTTAGCCGAAATCAATAAAAATATGATTGTGTCGTGGGGTTGTCCTATTCATTGGAAAGTGCAAGCAGATGAAAAGAATTCTAAAATTTTCCGCAGTTATATTTGTATGCCCGAATTACCATTGTACGATTATCTTCTTTATTTAGGTGATTATGGTCAAACGAAAAAATATATCGAATATAAAAATAAAGTTAAACGTGCATATTTCAAAGTAATAACTAAATTATTCGATGGGTGTTATGGTCACGGACATGGACTAAAAGCGCAAGATGTGTTTGATGTCGAATTAGCATTATTAACTGCAATGGGATGTGATAAAGTAAAAAATGATTCCACAGAGTATTATAACATAGTTAAAGCAGATGAAGCTTTAGAAAAATACGGATTTGATTTCCCGGCATTTTCGAAATTATTGGGATATAAAAAAGTCCCCGATTTTTTCATTTGTGATAGTCTAAATTATTTGAAGTGTGTATGTAAACTATTAGCAGATAATTGGAAAACACCCAAGTGGAAAAGTTTTTGGCATCATCTATACTTACGACAAATTGTCAGATTCGATAAAAAATTAATTAACCTTTACTATGAATTTCACGGTAAATTTATTCGCGGTCAACCACTTGCATTTCCGCGAGATATTTACCCCATATTCGGTTTGTCGGTGGCATTTAATACCTTTTTAACAAATCAATATGTCGACAATTATAGAGATACTAGGACAATGGCGTTTGCAGAATCTTTAGGTAATGATTTATTGACGATATTTAAACGAATCATTGGCCAAAACAAATGGTTATCTCCACCAACAAAAAAATACGCGTTACAAAAACTCCAACATTTAAAATTTATTATCGGTCATCCAAACGATTTACGCCCTGATCCAATATTAGAGTATACTCACGACGATGCATGGGGAAATTTAGTAAAAATCGCAACATGGAAAATGGCGGCATATATGGAGTTAACGGATAAAGGCGTTATAAATATACCCGCAATTGATTGGAACAATTTTAAATTGATTGGGAAACAATGTTATATAGTGAATGCGTTTTATACTCCAGTAGAAAATTCAATCTATATTCCTTTAGCATATTTACAAAAACCGTTTGTTGATTTAGATCAACGCGGTATTGAATATAATTTAGCATTATTAGGAGATACGTTAGGTCATGAAATGTCGCATTCTTTAGATAATACAGGAAGTAAATATGATTGGCGTGGAAATTTACACGATTGGTGGACACCGGAAGATAAGAAGAAATTTAAAAATATTATTAAGGATATTGTGTTGCAATATGAAACATTTGCAAAACGCGACGGAATTAAATTCGATGCTGAAATAGGTGTAGGAGAAGATATGGCAGATATATCTGGAATATCGATATGCGAAGAATATTTAAGAGATTTTCAAAGTAAAAACAATGATGTTATTCCGATCCGCGCAGCATCGTTTCAATCCTTTTATACATATTATGCAATTTCTCAACAACAATTTATTAATAAAAAAGCAATAGCTTCCCAATTAAAAGTCAATCCGCATCCTTTAGATAAATATCGAACAAATATTCCATTATCTCGTTTAGAAGTATTTAGAAGTATCTATAATGTTCAAAAAGGGGATGATATGTGGTGGCATAGTACAAGTACTATTTGGTAATTATTTAGTTGAAATGAAATTATTTAGTTGAAATGAAATTGTTTAGCTGAAATATTTTTTATAATAATAAAAATATTTTTTTGTCGTGTATATATATATAAATGGCAAGAACTCATCACCGTCGTCGTCGTCACTCTACCAAATCTAGATCTATGCGTCGTGGCGCACGCAAGGCAACACGAAGTGCTAGCCGCGCGGCAGGTGCCGCTGCATCCAAGGCTGCAAGCAAGGCAAAGTCTGCATCAAAGGCCGCAAGTCGTGCCGCTGCCGCAGGAAAGGCTGCTGGCAAGGCTGCCTCTGCATCCAAGGCCGCATCTGCCGCTGCATCCGCATCAAAGGCCGCATCTGCTGCCAAGGCCGCCGCTATGGCTGCTGGTGCCGCCGCCGCTGCCGCCGCATCCAAGGCCGCTGCTGCATCCAAGGCGTAAATTTTTACACCACTAACAAACTAACAAACTAAATAATATATAATAGTTTATGAAATTATTATATATTTTAGATTATTGATCATTTTATCATTTGATCATAGATCATTGCTCATATAATTGAACCATTGAATTTTCTAGAGCACTTAATTGACTTTGACTTGTCTGCAATATCATTTTTTCAACAATGGCTTCATATAATTCAATACCTCTTGTAAAATCCGTTTCACATGATAAATATGAACTAACGATAAGATTTCTTGTTTCTTCAATAATTTCTTGTAACCTCTTATCATTTAAATTGGGATGAATACGTATTTTGATATCGCCGACCATAAACAATTTATCAATTATATTTAATAAATTACGATGCGTTTCATTTGTATGAAATAACATATCTTTCAAGTTTTTAGCATATTCTATAAATAAATCGGGATATAGCGATGCTGTTTGTGTTGTAGAACCAGAACATATTATCGATGTTTTATTATAATCACGCAATTTAATTTGATTAAATCCATTAATATTTTCGGGCATTTCTTGTATTCCGGTAAATGCTCTATAAAACTTGCGTAAATCATCGTTAAAATGTATACGTGTTTCAGGCGACATATCTTTAAATTTGCCTGTTTTATAATCGTATACGTCATCATAATATAATTCCATTAATTCAGGAATACCAATTTCATCGTGCAACGTTTTTTCGGCAGATCCAGTACTATTTAAATTTATAGAGCATAGTTGAGGGTGGGTGGGTGGAATACCCGTCCCCAATTCTTCTAATGTTCGTATACGAGTTTCACATAAATTTATTTTATTTATTGATATGGTTTTATTTTTAGGTATTTTCGATTTTTGATATAAATTATTTTTTATAGTATTACCAAAAATGTCTGTATATACGTATTCCGGATTTATAGTGGTTACAATTGCCGCAAAAACATGGGCTATTTTAATATAAAACGTGGCAATTTTACGGCATATTACTCGTTTTTTTTCTATATTAGGGACAGGAATCGTACCATTTGTTGCAGAAAACA